CAATGGCTCTATCGTATGCCGCCTGAGCATTATCCCCTGACAGTGATTCCGCTAATTCGAGTTGTTTATCTATTACCTTATCAAGAATGTTAATGTAAGATTGGTATGCTTCTTTCGCCTCTTCATACTTTTCTGTAGTAGTATCGCTACCAAACAAGTCAAACATCTTAGTTGTAATCTGTAAAGCAGCACCGACAATGGCGAGAATGACAGACGCTTTCTCTACTGCTTGAATGGTTGTAATACCATCAATCATTTGCAGGGTCGATGATGCGATACTTCCAGCAGCTGATATGATTTCACCAGCAGTGCCACCTACCGTTTTGCCAATCTCATCAAATTCTTTCTCTACCTTTGAAAGTGTCTTATACAAATCCTGCCATTCCTTTTGACTGCGTTTATTAGGAGATGTATTGGTTTTCTCCGACTTCTCACTGATAGTATTCTTCAAAGACGTAACCTTAGCTCTCTGTCCGGCTAACTTGGGATCATTCGGGTTCAGGAACTCAGATCGTTCTAATTCTCTTTCAGCCTGTACCAACAATTCACGCAACTTCTCCAAACTAAGGTTAGCGATATTATCAGTCCACGCCTTGAATGAATCTTCACGCATGGCAAACTCATTGTCTATGGATTTTAGTGTTTCATCCCGCTGATACTCTAATTCATTTATTTGAGCATCAGAAGCTCCACCATCCTTTAGTTTCTTTCGGTCTGCATTAAACTTATCTTCTGCATTTTTTCGCTTGGTAAGATAATCCTGATACGAAGATAACAGCTTTTGATACTCTTTGACCTCCTCTTCGTGAACTTTACTCGTATCACTATCTTTCTTCTTACCTGCTAACTCCTTTCTTAAGTCAATGACTAAAGTTTGCTCTTCGGTCAGCTTTCCACCTTGAGCATCCTCCCATTCCTTGCGCTGCTTTTTGATAGCATCAGTTTCTTTCTGATAATCCAAATCTATCTGTTTCAGCTTCTTTTCCGTGCCTTCTCTCATCAGGTTGATTTCATCCTGTTGGTTCTGACGGTGAAGTGAAAGAAGTTGCCCGTCCAGCTTTTCCTGATTTTCTTTTTGCTTTTTTGCTAGATTTTCCTGTCTGGTCAGTGCGCTTCCGGTTACTCCGCCCAGCTCTTTGTATGTCTTTTTGGATGCCTCCATCTTATCTTTGGCTTCTTTCACCTGTTTCGATGTAGCCGTCTGATCTTTGATTAAGGCCTCATACCCTTTTTTCGCTTTCTCCCATTCGACTTTAGCATTTGCCAAATCCTCTTGATATGTAGTTTCTTGTGTTTCCTGTCTGTTCTCAACTTCCAATTGGGTATTGATTTCTGACAAGACATCTTTTCTTGCGTTTGCCAATTCATTCTTCAGGTCTTCGATACGCTGTGCCTGAACCTTCATTTCGGAACGGTTGTTCTCTTTCCTTGCCAGATTATAAGCCCATTCTGCACTTTTTATTTGTTGTTCCAAAGATTCGACTATAGCCTGTTTTGACTGTGTTCTGGATTTTGAAACCTCTTCATTATATGCCTTCCAAAACCCAGTCAAGTCATGTATATGACCTTTCTCATCGACATACTTCTTAAAAAGTACAGGATATAGTTTCTCAATGTCTTTTAAGGCTTTAAGTTTAGTGGTCTCGGCTTCCACCTCGCTATTAATGGTGCTAACAAGACCTTCCAAAGTACGTTTCCGATCTTCTTCGTCCGTGTCGAGTTTTTCTATTTTCTTGTTGTACGAGTCCAAAGCACGTTCAGCAGATGTTGTGCTGTCGGATAATGCCCACATGGCAGCTCCAAGCCCTACAACTGCCGTTGCCAATAACACATACGGATTAGTAAGCATGACAGCGTTCAACGCTTTTTGTGCTGTTGTCTGCAAGACCAGCCATCCGTAGTGGGCACGTTCCGCTACAGTCAGGGCCGCTATGCCGGAGGTTTGAAGCGACTGAATGGCTGTTACGACCATGACTGCAACCCTGTATGAACCGTATGTAGCAACAAGTCCGGTCAATAACCGACCTACCTTCTCATAGTTCTCCACCAGATAAGACATGCCGGACAAGGTCTTGTTGATGACACCCTCGTTTTGTTTTCCGATTTTATTGAACATGGTGTCAATTGCATCTTCGATATTGCTTATTTGTCCGGTAATGGTTTTGGATTGTGCTTCCATCAGACCGCCGAATTTGCAGCCTTCATTGGTCATGGATTCAATGGCCTTCTGCACTTCGGGGAATCCTACTTTTCCTGCTGTCACAAGTTCGCTTACCTTGTCTTTGGTTACTCCGAATTGTTTGGCAAGTTCATCGGCCAATGGAATTCCACGTCCCATAAACTGACGTAGGTCCTGTGTGAAGAGCCTTCCTTGTGTCATGGTGGTACCATACAGCCAGACCAGATCGTTCAAAGGGATGGATAGTCCTGCCGCGATATCCCCAAGCCGGACAAGCGTATCATTCACATCTTTAGCCTCCGTACCATAGGCTAACAGTTGTTTCGCACCATTGGCTACATCCTGAAGGTTAAATGGAGTGATGGCGGCGGTACGTACCAGTTGGGACATTAGTGTGTCCGCCTGTCCCTTGTTTCCAAGCATTGTCTGGAATGCCACTTCAAGCTGCTGGAACTCGCCACGTACACGAGCTATGTCACTGATGAGCTGCTGCGCTCCAAGACTGATTCCGAAAGTGGCTGCGGCCGTGGTCAGTCTTCCGAATATCTTCTCAATACTCAGCCCGCTTTCTTCAATTTGTCTTGATGTGTTGCGTACTCCGTTGCGTGCTTCCTCTAGCTTGCGTAAAAAGTTGGAGTTATCCCCAGTTATATCAAAATGCAATCCAGCCATAGTCTTTTCGATTTGATGGGTATCATGTGCATTGACATGACATTTGTTCTATTTTTCTTGTTATAAAATTATAGACCCCGTAATTTTTTTGACCGATTATGAAAATATTGTTCTGTTTTTCCGATTCATTCCTCAAGCAGGGCTTTGATACGTTCCCTGTTCTTTGGATTCCCGGCATCGATTATTTCTTCTGAACCAGATATTCCGAGTTGTTTCATTTCGTCAGAGGACAGATATACAGTCGTGATGGCATCAGCCATTAACATCCTTAGATTGATATAGCTGATGCCCCATACCACATAATCAAAAGTCCATCCGTATCTTTGGCAGGCAAAGTCTATCATTGTTCCGTAGGTGCTGTTGCCTCCGAATGAGATACTGCTATTGTCCTTTTTTACTTTGGCTATCCGTTTTCTTTCCGTATTTTCTTTGTCTATTCCGAAATGCCGCAGGAAGGTATCCATATTATCACTTGTAAGAATGAGAACCAGTATGGTAGCAAGTTCCTCCTCAGAGAGTGTTCGGGAAAACAATTTTGTACGCTTATCCACCTTGCTATTGTCGAACAAATCGTTCTTCCGGTTGAACGTGGAGTAGGAGAGTATGCGGCAGACAATATCACGTTTCGTTTTGCAGATCCTTATGGCTTCCATATAAGGATTGGTGGAAACAACCTGTTTGCTTATTTCGAGGGAATCAAATAATCTGGCCAAAAGATACATTTTGCCGAGTGTGACGGGATGGATAAAGAAAGACCGCTTGCCAACGGTAAAGCCGGCAGGTCTTTCCATGATGGCGTCGGCCACATCCATCTCAATATTTCGCTCTTTGTCATTCATAAATCATAAATTTGATGCAGGTTTATCCTCCAACCTGTAAAGGACGTCTTTCCGTTTGCCTGTTCTCTGAATGGAAAATTATCATCCGGCAGAAGTGTACACCGCGTTTACTTCAACTGTTTCCCCATCTTTAACAGTAGCGGATGTCTGTGTAGGCAGTGTTTTTCCTTCGATATCTTTATATATGATTGTCACAAGACCGGCTTTTGTGGTAATTGAAGTACCGCTATGATGCCAGTCCGTTTCTGTAGATAATTTCCACATGCCGGCTCCGCCATCATCTGTGATGATCACTCGAAGGCTGCCGGCACCATTAAAATTTACGACTTCGAATTTTACCTGATTGCCGGTCTTAGGTTTCAATACGTCAGCGGTATATTTCCACTTGGTGCCATTATCTGTGTCGTATGTATCCTCCAAGGACAACACGCTTCTGTCGATTATGATACCTTCAACAGTTTTGTCTTCAGGCTGGAGCTTGACAGCGTATTCACCTGTAATCACACCATCTGTATCTTCCACCGGTTTTCTACGGCCTTTGCCAGCCCGGATTTCAAACTCAAACGTATAGGTGTTTGCCGCATACTTGACAGCCTCGTTTTCTCCACCTTCAATCTTGGCCTCTTTCTTCGCACCTTTTGTAGGTGTCAATTTTGTAGAGTTCTCGACAGGTGTCGGTATATCAATCCAAGATGAAGGAGCTTCTCCGCTGCTTTGCAGCTTTCCAATTTTGATAGTACATTTTCCCCAAGATAATTCCATGATCTTATTCGTTATTGAATGAATATAATAGTTTATTGTTAATGAAGTGCTCGTTCTTTCCGTTCACTTCAAGCACCCTTTGTTTATTCAGCGTGAAGCGGTAGCTTTCTCCATGCCCTGTTTCCAATACTTGGATAGCGACTTTGCAAAGTTCTCTACAGCGTGCATCATTCATTTCCGCCTCGCCATTACGGATATTGTCCTTTACATAAATGTTCACATTCACGAAAGCTTCCTGTATCTGTCCGCTTCCATTTTCAAGGATTGATATGACTATATCCTCCCTGTCAGAGTTGGATGGTCTTTTTGATGCCTTGCAAAGTTTTCCGTTCACGACTTTTTCCAAAAGGGAACCTTTGATGTGTTTGTAAATATCATCTTTGATTTCAATATCAGACTTCATCATGATGCAAGTTGCTTTTTCAGTTTACTCATCATTCCCGGTAGTTCCTTTCTTGCAAACAGTTCGGCGGATGCAAGTACATTCTTATTTTCCATTGCTTCCACAAATTCAGCATAGTTCATTCCGGCTACTACAACAAGTGCGTAGCCATTCGCGAATTTTTTAGACAATTCCTCAATAAGTGCTTTGCCTTTCCTGACTCCCTCATTACCTTGTCGTACTTGTGTGAAATCTGAGTATTCAAGTATTTTTCCGTTGTGGATGATGGCATAGCCAATCGAACTGCGCAAGTTTCCTGACCGGTCATACCAGCTTATCTCCTGCGGTCTGTTCCTTGCTTCGATCACACACAATTCTCCAAGGTAGGAGAGGGCGCGGACAGTTAACACTTCAACACGTTCTTTTTCCTTATTGATAAGGGTGTCTATCCGACTTGCAGGTGTCGTCATTTTTATACCCATAGTTTCGCATATAGTTGATAACGATGAAACCCTTTGACCTCACATTCTCTAACGATATCTCCTGACAGGAATAACTTCACACGATCTCCAACAGTAAATTCCCGGCATTCAGCATCAAGACGTATCGTGGCTGAATAGGTACGGACTGCTCCGTCCTCAAATTGCTTTTGTTCAGCTTTTCCGGCCGGAACATTCCGGCATGGGATATCACCTTCCCATCGGCTTTCACCCTGGTGGTAATCGCCGTTCTTGTCTTCGTAACCGGGAGCGGTAATAAGATATTGCAGCTTATGTGGTCTATCATCAAGTATCATGATTATTTTCCTATATAGACTATCGGTTCACCAATGTTTTTTTCTGTTTCGCCTATTGAATTATAGATGCCGTTGGCTAACGTCAGTATATTATCCTTGTCAGATAGACTTAAGGAAACATCTCCTTCTGTAAAGTTGGGCATCTGAATCAGGCTCATGAGACAGTCGGCCACAGCACCTTTGAACGGTTTGCTTTTAAGAATGTCGATGGTGCATATTTCATTTCCGTCCAGACTTCTTTCAAGCAAACGGTTTTCAAAGAAGCCACTACTTAATTTGTAGTGGACTTCATCTTTCAATGCTTGCAGGACCGTTTTCATACATTATTCAGATTTGTGTGATTCTACTGTGGCTTTTAAAGTGGCTTCATCTTCATCGTTCAGTTCGTTGACACGGGCGATGATCTTTTCATCGGCAGATTTCGCAGTCAGCTTGCCACCAGTTATCTTGTTAAGCTCCTGAACGAACTCCGTTTTTTTGTAGGTATCTCCCCAGATGGTGACTTTCACATCTGTTGAATCTTGGGCCTCCTTTTCTGCGTCAACAGTTTGTGCATCGGTGATATCCTGATAATAAATCTGGTCTACTCCTTCAATCACGGTAAGCGCAAGCATCTGTCCAGCGGTAGTTTCCACCAAAGGGTTAGCGGTTCTGAAACGGCTGATAAGTTTCATCTCATCAACTGTGGTATAAACCACTCCTTCCACCGGGCTTGTCTTTTCTGCTAATGTCCCCCAGACCAAACTGCCGACATTTTCGGTAGTCAGATAAACCAAGCGGTTTGCGTTCCACGGTTTGTAAGCCTTGCGTACACCGTTTTTCTCATAAATGATCGAACGGTCAATCTTCAGGAATCTGACACCGTTATATTGGTCGGCGAAAGCCTCGTCAAACAATGATGAGGTAGGAGTGGGCAGCGAGGTATCACTGTCGAAAATCTGCCCTCTGTATGTGGCGGCGAGTTCTTTGGCTCCTTGTGTCTGGCGCAGTTTTTTGTAGGTTGACAGGGCGATACAGATGACTGATATGGAATTGCCGTCTCCGTCAGCTGCGGCGAGCACACGTTCTATGTCATCCAAGGTTATCTCGCCGGGAGTGGTCACACCAAATCCGTTTTTCGGCAGGTAACCGAAATTGACACGCAGTGCTGTTCCGACATTGGTCAGATCCTCAACCGCTACAACCCCCTCGCATAAGGCTGTCAGAAAATTCGCCTCATTGGATTCGTCCAGCCCGATGGAGCAGAACAAAGGGTCTTCCGTCAGTTTGGATGCTATTTGTGTCCATTTTGCACCCTGGGCCTTCATGATGTTGATGGTATTGATGTCGGATTCTTCCATTACACGGGAGATACCCTGTTTGGGCAGTGTGCCGCTGGCATGGGCCAGTGAATCACGCTTCTTGATGGGAAGCGGAGAGTTCATGGAAACGGTGTCCGCTCTTACGTATGTGGTATCGACAGATGCGCTGGTCCATTTCTGGTCAGCGGAATATGTAGATACTAATTGAAAAGTGCGCCAATATTCCAGTTGAAAATTGCGCCACCATAGGATAAGTATAATGAC